AATCCTCGACCTTTTTGTCATTCGGGAATGCAGCACCCTTGCCAGGTTTCTGCTCGTAATTGCCCTTAGCTGCGGTTGGTTTATTCATTTGATTCACTTTAAATTGTTTCTCAGGATTTGGTCGGTCACAACTTCGGAAAGTAATTCCTCCATTGTTTCAACCTCGGGTTGTTTGGCATCAATTCGGCGTCTAATCACCGATTCAATTGCCTTCTGCATTTGCGCTGACGTCATGTCCAGCGCAATTAACTTATCGACCGTGTTGCCACTTATTTGAGCACCTTTTATTTTTTTCAAACCTCCTCTTATTTCTTTAGTAAAATTAAATATAGAGTCATTCATCTTAGTCATAGATCTCATCCTTAGATCTTAGTCTTAGCTCTCTAAGTCTTAGATCTTAGTCTTAGATCTTAGTCTTAGATCTCTACGCGCCCGCGTATATGAAGAAAAGTTATCCACAGGGTTATCCACAGATTTCAGGGTAGTTATCCACAGGTTATCCACAGGCTGTCAGGTCTTCTCAAGTACCAAAAAGTAGCTGTGAAAGATGCGTGCGTGCTTCTGGACGCCCTTTCGATTTGGTGATGGAAGCCGGTGCTTGGCAACCAAAACGAATAGGTCTTTCAATCTGAAGTTTGATGCTGCCCAGACCAAAATGTTTGCGTGCGTACAGTGCATTTTGTGATTGTGAATAATGTCCTGACACTTGATCACCATGACCCCCTGCTTTTTAAGAACCCGGGCAGATTCGGCTATGGTTGCTTGATAGTGGGTTTCTAGCTCATCGTACCTCCAATAACCGGCAAACCTTTTTGCCATAACCATCTTTCCGTTTCCTTCTCTGCCAGCTCTGACATAGGTGAGAAAAGGAGGATCAAAAACCACGCTTTTTAATGAACAATCAGATAACGGCAATTTGTCGCTAGATGCTTGAATGACCTCTGGTTTTTGCGGATCAATATCAAACTTCAACGCTGGAGCTTTTAAGTCTCGCCAGAACTGACCGTTGCCATAGGTCAAATCGCAATCAAAACCGTCAGGGCAGTGCATCGTCATAATGGCTTGCAAAATATCCGTCTGGTTCTCGTAGACAGACTTTAGAACCGGCGCAGTAACAATCATAATTTTCCTGGCTCCTTGTTTAACGATTTTTCGTATTCTCTTTTGATTTCTTTTACTATTTCCTTCTCCTCTTTTGTATAATCTCTAAGTGGTTTGCCATTAATGTCTATCGGTAGATACGGCATTTTCTCCAGCCGTCTCTTGGCTTCGATGTTTGCCTGTTTGCTCACTTGATATTCTCCGACAGCCAGACCGTGACCATTCCTTCCTCGGCATATTTCTTGGTTACTTTCAAGTAGGTGACCTGGGCATCGTCTGCGTAAACCACGCCGTTCATCCCATCCAGCACCGTCTTGGCAATGTTGTCAACGTCGGGTCTTGCTGGATAGATGTCACCTTCTAGCGCAGCCTGGCGCTTCGCTTTCGACCAGCTCAGGGGAACGCTCATAGATGCGTGGATGTAGACCGTCAGCGGTGTTTTGAGCGGATCTCTGCCGGCCATTGCTTCAGCAGCTCGAGCTGCAATAAGTGCTTCGTACTCTCTGGTGACAGCCGGCGTGTAGCTGCGGGGCTTGCCGCCAGCGGTGGAGAACCGTGGTCTGCCCTTGCCGACTGGTGGGCCAGGAATGGTGAATTGAAGGGTAAGCATCTGATCTCCGAGTGGGAACGGCAGATGATGCCCGAAGTCGATGGGCTTGTGGAGAAATTTTGTATTAGGGTTTGTCCCTAGAAAAAAAGTTGGTCTGACCCCTTGCAAACGGTTGTCAACCTCTGTACAGTTCAACTCATGCGCTGCACGTCGTGGCGCACAACAGGAGCCAGAAAATGAACCTTAGCCACCTCGACCAGCAAGCTCAAAACCTTGACCTGACAAACGAAGATGACCGCATTTTGTTTCGCGGCAACGTAGAGCGCAGCGTCGTGCTGACCAAACTGAGCGCAATCAATGAATGGCTTGATGCCAACTATCGCAATCGCCGTGAAGCCATTCGCGCCCTTGCAAACCGATACATCAAACAAGCAATCGCAGCCTAAAAATCACAAGGAGCCATCATGAAAATCATATTCACCAGAAAGGAAATCGAGGCAATCATCCTCGCTCACGTCAACCGAGAAATTTACGAAGATTTCAGCAACGAAATGCGCTTCGACCGTTACGACGACGAAAATTTTGTCACCATCAAATCAGCCGAACCAGTTATCGAGGAGCCAAGCAATGAAACCTGAACACGATTCCAACCTGACGATCTTGTTGGCGTCAATCGCTGTCGGCGCAATGTCGGCAATCTGCTTGTTTCTTGCTCTTTCTGGAGGACTCTGATCATGGTAGGAAAGGTAACGCCAAATACAATGCTCAGCGCAAGCCGCATCCCTGCCCTTCTGGGCCACTCTAAGTACGAGACACCTAATGGTGTCCTTGCGAGCGTCATAAACGCGCTACAGGACGCTCCAGAGCATTTTGAGACCAACGAGGCAATGCACTGGGGTAACTTGTTAGAAGTGCCGCTTCTGCTTGAGGCAAGCGCCCGTCTGGGTCTGTCGCACTTAGTGTTAGACCATCCCAAGCCCTACTTTCATCCTGACGCGCCGATTGCCTGTTCGCTTGATGGCCAGGGAGATGGCAACGGTCTGGTCGTGACGGACAACCCTGACGCTGGTGTTTATGTTGTCGGCGCCGAGTCAATCACGCTGGATGGCGTCGGCGTGCTCGAGGCAAAGGTCACGTCGGTGTATGCCGAAGATTACCCAGCTCTCAGCCGTGGTCCGCTCCAGCTCCAGGCGCAGATGGATATTACCGGCGCCAAGTGGGGAGCTGTCTGCGTCTTGTATCAAGGCACCGAACTGAGGATATTCCTGTTTGCGCCCCATGAAGAAACGCAAGCGTTGATCCGAGCCAAAGCGCGAGAGTTTGAAACCAAGCTCACGCATTGGTCCGAGACCGGCGAGGTTGAGTGGTACGACCCTGCCACTCCCAAAGAGTACGACAAAAAATGGCCAGGCGATCCAAACCTTGACAGCGTTGATCTCGGCGATTGGGGAGCAACGCTGGCCGAGCGGATTGTTAAGGCCAAGCAGGAAATCAAAACGCTTGAAACCACAATCGCCGACAGCGAGAAAGAACTTAAGGAAATGCTTGGCAACGCAACCAAAGCGCACGCCGAGGAGTTTTTAATTTCCTGGCCGATCCGTAACTACCAAGCGCAACCTGCAAAGACTGTACCCGCTAAACCAGCGTATTCCATTCGTCAAGATTCTGTGACCGTAAAGGTATCAAAATGAACGTCTACAAGAAACTGATGCAAGCCAGGCTAAAGCTGCTAACGACAGAAATAAAAAAATCAGGCTGGAACGATTTTGCTCGTTATCACTATTTTGAGTTGGGAGATTTTATTCCTGCGATTCACAAGATCTTTGATGAGCTTGGATTGTGCGGTGTTTTCACTTTTGAAAATTCAAGCGCAACGCTGACAATCCACGACACAGACGGAAGTGGCTCAGTTGTTTTTTCCAGCCCTGTTGTCTCTGCGACCAAAGTTGAAAAAGACGGAACGCAAAAGCCAGAATCAATTCAAGACATGGGTGGGAAACATACGTATTTTCGGCGCTACCTTTGGCTGATGGCGCTTGAAATAACAGAACATGACTCAATTGACGCTGGCAACAATGCGGACCGCAGACAAGACAAGCCAGAAGGCAAACCTGTCAACCCGCTTGATGCTGTGGCCAAACCAACGCCAAAGCCGACTGAGCCGTCGCCAGACGTGATTGAGTTTGAGGATGGAGCTGGTGGCACCTGGGCGTTGCGCGTCCCCAACGAAGCCAAGCCACGCTCACTTAGCGCTGATGAAGCTGCATGGGTTGTCGAGTTCAATAACCTGGCTGACGCCGTGATGAAAGCCGGCAAGATCCCGCCGGCAGATCGCATCGCCAAGCTCAAGCTCTTGCGTACATCAAACGACGCTGAGATTGCTCGACTGTCGCTGGTAGAGCGTGCCAGGTT